GAAGCCTTCGTCCGATTCGTCTTTCCTTGGGGCAAGAAAGGCACGCCGCTTGAGCATCACGCTGGACCTCGACGTTGGCAGCGGGACGTTCTGCGGCAGATTAAAGAGCATATTGATGCCAACAACGGCCAAGTAGACTTTAAGGTTTTGCGGATGGCCGTGGCGTCAGGTCGCGGTATTGGCAAATCTGCCTTGGTTAGTTGGCTTGTTATCTGGATGCTCTCTACCCGCATCGGCGGTAGTGTCATCGTTTCGGCTAACTCTGAGGCGCAGTTGCGCTCGATTACGTGGTCGGAAATTACCAAGTGGCTGGCAATGTCCATGAATAGCCATTGGTTTGAGATTTCTGCCACCCGCGTAACCCCTGCCAAATGGATGTCAGAACTGGTAGAGCGTGACCTGCGAAAAGGCACGCGCTATTGGTCTATTGAAGGCCGGTTGTGGTCAGAAGAGAACCCAGACGCCTACGCGGGTCTGCACAACTCTGATGGCGTCATGCTGATATTCGATGAAAGTTCTGGTATCCCAGACAAGATTTGGGACGTTGCCCAAGGCTTCTTTACTGAGAACACGCCAAACCGTTTCTGGTTTGCGTTTAGCAACCCACGACGGAATGAGGGCTATTTCTATGAGTGCTTCAACGCGAAAAGGAATTTCTGGACGACGCAAAGCATCGACGCCCGGCAAGTCGAAGACACGGACAAAGCGGTCTACGAACAAATCATCGAAGAATACGGCTCCGACTCCCCGCAAGCCCGTATCGAAGTGTATGGGCAGTTCCCCGCCGATGGAGACGACCAGTTCATCTCTCCGAGCATGGTGGACGAAGCGGCGAGCCGCCCTAAATACCAGGATGAAACTGCTCCGATTGTATTGGGCGTTGATCCGGCTAGAAGTGGCAATGATTCCACGGTCATTGTTGCGCGTCAGGGTCGGGATATCGTCTCGATTAAGCGCTATAAAGGCGAAGATACGATGGAGATTGTCGGGCGAGTAATCGACGCTATCGAAGAGTTCCGCCCTGCGCTCGTGGTATTAGACGAAGGCGGCCTCGGCTACGGCATCTTGGATCGCTTGAAAGAGCAGCGATACAAGGTGCGTGGCGTTAACTTTGGCTGGAAGTCGTCAAAGCCTGCGATGTGGCAGAACAAGCGTGCAGAGATGTGGGGTGATATGCGCCAATGGCTGCGTACCGCCTCGATCCCAAACGACCGGATGCTCAAATCCGACCTATGCGGCCCGCAGTACAAGACCAATTCCTCGGGTGCCATAGCCCTTGAAGCCAAGAAAGACATGAAGGCTAGAGGGCTGGCCTCCCCTGACGCGGCAGATGCGCTGGCGGTAACTTTCGCGTACCCTGTTGCAAGTCGGGAGTCAAGAGTTAAAATCGAGCGTAGGTTTTCAGGACGCGGCGAGATGCTCTCGTCGTGGATGGGTGCTTGAGTGGCTAAGAAGTCGGTATCGCTCTCCGTTGGCCGTGGCGAAAAGCAGCCTGTTTCTAAGGGCGCTGGACTCACCGCCAAGGGTCGAGCAAAGTACAACCGTGCTACTGGGTCTAACCTGAAAGCCCCTGCGCCAAACCCCAAAAGTAAGGCAGAGGCAGGCCGTAAGCGCTCATTCTGTGCCCGAATGGGTCCAATCGCGGCTAAAAGCCCTAAAGGCAGCCGTGCCCGTGCTTCAATGCGACGATGGAAGTGTAACTAATGGCTAGTAAACCGGGCCTCTACAGTAATATTCACCGAAAACGCGCACGTATTGCTGCGGGTTCTGGCGAAAAGATGCGTAAACCGGGTGCTAAAGGCGCTCCGACTGCTAAAGCGTTCCGTCAATCGGCCAAAACGGCCAAAAAGAGGAAATAGACATGAAGTACGGCCCTGTTGGTGTATCTCCCGGCGCCACGATTGGCGACATGATCACGAATTCGCGTATGCAGAAGCCCCGTGCGCCTGCTCCCCGCGCTCCGCGCCGGGTAAACGAGGAAATGATCCGCACGACGGTTGCGTTTCGTCCGACCCCGGTCGTTAAGCCGCGTGGACGGATGGGCTAATGCCCTTAGTCAAGTCGGCAAGCAAGGGTGCTTTCCGTAAGAACATTAAGGCGGAAATAAAGGCTGGCAAGCCGCAGAAGCAGGCTGTTGCCATCGCCTATTCCGTTAAGCGCCGCGCTGCGGCCAAGGGTAAGAAGGGCAAGTAATGGCTAAAGACCCGACAGGGATGAAGGGAGCGGCTCAGGTCGCTAATACGCCGCAGTCCCGCCGTGGACGCGATGCGGGGGACATCCTCTCGCAAGCGCGTACCCGTATGCAGTTGTCCCTGACGGCGTATAGCGAGTCCCGCGACAGCGAACTTGATGACCTGCGCTTTATGGCAGGCTCGCCGGACAACCGCTGGCAGTGGCCGCAGGAAGTGCTGGCTACCCGTGGCGCAGTGCAGGGTCAGACGATCAATGCGCGTCCCTGCCTGACCATCAACAAACTGCCGCAGCACGTTCGGCAGGTCACTAACGATCAGCGCCAGAACCGTCCCTCGGGAAAGGTCATCCCGGTTGATGATCAAGCCGATATTGAGGTAGCCGAGGTATTTGACGGCATCGTTCGGCACATCGAGTACATCTCGGATGCCGATGTCGCTTACGACACCGCCTGTGAGAACCAGGTGACGTATGGCGAAGGCTATATCCGCATCCTGACGGAATACTGCGACGACAATACGTTCGACCAAGACATTCGTATCGGACGTGTGCGAAACTCGTTCTCGGTCTATATGGACCCTCACATCCAAGACCCCTGTGGGTCGGATGCCGAGTGGTGTTTCATTACTGAGGACATGCCCCGTGAGGAGTTTGAGCGTCATTTTCCTGACGCCGAGCCAATCTCGTCGATCCAGCAGCGTGGTACTGGTGACGAGAATTTGGCGCAATGGATTACGGATAACTCCGTTCGGATCGCGGAATACTTCTACGCTTACTACGAAAAAGCAAAGTTAAACCTCTATCCGGGAAACCAAACGGCGTTTGCCGGGTCACCCGAAGCCAAACAGTTGGAAATGATGGGCTTGCAGCCCGTTCGTACCCGCGAAGTCGACATTCGTCGCATCAAGTGGATCAAGACCAACGGTTACGAGATTCTGGAAGAGCAAGAGTGGCCGGGTAAGCACATCCCGGTCATTCGCGTAGTCGGTAACGAATACGAAGTTGAAGGCCGTATCTACATTAGCGGCCTTGTGCGTAACGCTAAAGACGCGCAGCGCATGTACAACTACTGGGTATCCCAAGAGGCGGAAATGCTCGCCTTGGCCCCCAAAGCGCCGTTTATCGGCTACGGTGGGCAGTTTGAGGGATACGAGCATCAGTGGAAGACCGCCAATACCCAGAACTGGCCGTATTTGGAAGTTAATCCTGACGTTACGGACGGCGCTGGCAACATGCTGCCGCTGCCCCAACGTGCTGCCCCACCCCTTGCACAAACGGGGCTTATTCAGGCTAAGATGGGCGCGTCGGACGACATTAAGTCCACAACGGGCTACTATGACTCTAGCCTGGGCGCCACGTCTAACGAGCGGTCGGGTAGAGCCATTCTGGCGCGTGAACGTCAGGGCGATACGGGGTCATATCACTACGTCGATAACCTTGCCCGCGCTATCCGCTACGTCACGCGTCAACTCGTGGACTTGATTCCGAAGATTTACGATACCCAGCGTATCGCCCGAATCATCGGTATTGACGGTGAGACGGGTACGGTGCGTATTGACCCGATGCAGCAAGAGCCGGTCCGCAAGATCGTGGATCAGGCTGGCGTTGTCATTGAGAAAATCTACAACCCGTCTGTCGGAAAGTACGACGTTGCTGTAACTACAGGTCCGTCCTATCTGACCAAGCGTCAGGAAGCGATGGAAGCCATGTCGCAGATTCTCCAAGCGAATCCGGCGCTGTGGCAGGTGGCTGGCGACCTGTTCGTTAAGAACATGGATTGGCCGGGCGCCCAAGAGATTGCCAAACGTCTGGCTAAGACGATTGACCCCAAACTCCTTGCCGACCCGGATGAAGACCCGGCGTTGCAGGCTGCTAACCAGCAGATCGAGGTCATGGGTCAAGAAATGCAGATGATGCAGGAGATGATCCAGCGCGTCGGCCAGTCAATGGAAGCGACCGAACTGCGAATTAAGGAGCAGGAAGCCGCTATCAAGGCTTACGACGCCGAAACCAAGCGTATCAGCGCCGTGCAGGCTGGCCTGAACGAAGAGCAGGTCCAAGACATCGTTATGGGTACTATTTCGGGTATGATGTCAAGCGCAGACTTGATGCCGCAGGAAGTTTCACGTGAAACTTCTGACATGGGCGAGGGAATGGTATGAAACCGGCAGATTTTGTAGGCATGTTGTTCCTAGCGCGGGATGTAACCCATTCCGTGCATTTGAACACCCGTAGTTACGCCAAACACAAGGCGTTGGGTAAGTTTTACGAAAGCGTGGTTGATCTAGCCGACTCGTTTGCGGAAGCCTATCAGGGTCGTCACGGCCTGATCGGGCCGATTACGCTGATGTCGGCTAAAAAGACCAGCAACGTCGTGGAATTTCTGCAAGACCAATTAGCCGAAATTGAGGCTAATCGGTACAAGTTTTGCGAAGAAAGTGATACTGCAATTCAGAACATTATTGACGAGATTGTCGCTTTGTACCTCTCCACCCTCTACAAACTTCGCTTCTTGGCCTGAGGAATGAAAATGGAACTGCTGAACCCCCTTGACGGCTATCCCGCCTACAGCGCCAACTACACCGGCACCGCAGGCTCAACGACCGCGTGGAATCCCGGCCCGGAAGGCGTCGTCGTATGGTGTACGACAGCGGCTTATATTCGTGTGGGCGAAGGCGTCACTGCGACGACTTCTGACACGCCGATCCCGGCTAATACCCCGATTCCGTTTATCGTGCCGAATGGCACTGGCGCTCCGTGGCGAGTGTCGGCCATTCAGATTGGCTCAAACGGTACGGTGTACGCCAAGCCCATTAACCAGAACTAATGGCTCGATACTACGGAGTCCCGTTGCGTAATGCCGTCAGCCTTGGGCTAGGCGGCATCATCGCATTGG